ATCAAGTCTTTATTGAGGCGCTTCCACCCCAACTTCTCTAGCCGCGCTTCGAAGTTCTTGCCATTCCAGCGTGACTTGCTGAAGCCAACGATGGGCAGCCCGTCATCAACAGCGCCAAGCCGCCTGAAGTTATTGAGGGTATAGGTGTCCAGGTCGGAGCAGCGGCCGTTGAAGAACTTACCCCAATAACCGGGCTGCGTCAAGTCGATGCTGCTCTCAGTGCGGGACCACACACCACTCTGAGTGCTGTAGGTGTAGCCCCTAGTTGTCGGACCCTTGCGCGCAGCCGTCACGCTCTTGGGCGGATCAGCAAGGTCAGCAACCTTGCGGATAGGCGGCAGCCCCTTCTCCTCAAAGAACTTCTGCGCCTCATCAAAGGGCACGCCCGTCAAAACATAGACGCTGCGCGACGGGGTCCACTGCTGCCCGTGCAGGTCCTTATAGTAAGGGGCTTCCTGCTCCGCAGCATACTGCGCCTTGCGATAAGTCTTGGCGGTGATGACGTCATCCCAAAACCAAAACTCCGTCGTACCAGTGCCCGAGAGACAATGCCGGAAGTCATAGGCGTGCAGCGACTTGTCCCAAGTCTTGCGGTGCGACGCCTTATAAGTCCGGTGCGCGGTAGCCTGCGCGCTAAAGTCCTTGGCCAAGTCGAAGTCCACTGTGGCGGTGAGCGGCTTGCCCTGCCACTTAATGGCGGGCATCTTGTTGCCCAGGCGCCACAGCAAGTCAGCCGCTGACGCCGTACCGCCGGTGGTGCCAGCGCCGTGAACCAAGCGGCGGGCTTCCCAAAGCGTTGGCGCCTTAGCCGCCATTGCCTCAACTTCAGTGGTCGCCAGCTGCACAATCTCGCTGAGCCGCTGCGTAAGGAGTGCACAGGTTATGGGATCGTAGGACAGCGCCTCACGCGAGGGGCTGATGTTCAACTGGCCGACCTCGAAGCACAGCACCAAGCCCAGCCCCGCAAACATCCGCGCCACCTGAGGTGTCAGCCCGGCAATCGCCTCGAAGTTCAGGGCATAAGGCACGCCACCCATCAGCACGACCGGGCTGGCAGTGTAGCCGGTGATCGCCCACTCTGGATAGGCGCCCACCTTAGTCGTCGCCCGCGCCGTCACATAAGCATCTGACAGCGCATAGTCAACCGCCTTGACCCCCTTGGGCACGGCGGGCCACCACTTAAAGAGGTTACGCGCTTCTTCTTCCCAGCGGTAAAGCGAACCAGCCGGCACTGCAACGCGGACCTCAAGCCCGTCAGGCTCGTCGCTCGGCGTGCTGCTGATGTGATTGATGGCCGGCACCCCGCCATCCTTGTAGCAGACATACTGCCGGCGCTCGCCATCCTGCCATACCGTCACAGTAAACTGGTCGGCCACCGCAAAGGGGCTCTTGGAGCCGAGACCGAAGCCCCCGATCAGATCGTTGCTCCTATCCTTGGTGGAACGGAAGTACGTCGTGTAAAGCGACAGCACATCGTCATGGCTAAGGCCGGGGCCGAAGTCCCTTACCGCAAAGTGCGGCGCCAGATAGGTCGGCATGTGGATTTGAATATCGCTGACCGGCTTGCCGACCATGCGATGCGCATCGACCGCATTGCAAGTGATTTCGCGGATGACTGCCAACACTTTGTTCTGATACAGCGAGTTGCTCAGAACCTCGAACGCCTTAGCTGATGCCGCAATGCTAAAGGCATTGCCTGCGCCGAGGCCGCCGCTCTGAATGTCTTCCTTCACCTGCTCAAGAAGCATTGCTCTCTCCTATGCTGCTACGTTGTCACCAAGGAAGGCAGACCCTTCCGCCTTCCGCAACTTGCCCTTCGGCGTAAGCGCAAAGACAACTGGCCCCGTCGCCAAGAACCTAAGGTCATCTTCATCGCCGTCCACCACAGGATAACCAAGCCACGTCTCGGGTCGCTTCATAAACGGCACGGCCACACTCATGCCCGCCGCCAGCGCCCGCCGACAGTCTTCCAGATTGGTGCCGCTATACGAGAACGTCAGGTGGTAGTTGGGCGGCACGCCCTTGCGGTTCACCAACTTAGAATAATCATAGAAGCGCCGCGCGGGAAACGCTTGCGGCACCCCGTATAATTCCCACCTAATATCGGACGTCCCGTTCAGCCGGTAGGCCGCCTCATAGTTAAGGGCCGCCGCGTTAACGGCGAACTGCTCAATATCCGCCGCCAACTGCTTAAGGAACGCCGGCCGCTCCTCGAAGAACATCTTGGTGCGCCGCAGCCGCGCACCCTGCGCCCTCTCCATCCCGCCCCGCCCCGCTGAGTTGAGGCAGAACGCCGCGCACTCCGCTGAGTGGGCGGGGCAGGTGTTGTGCCCACTTACCCAAGCAGGCGCAAGATGTAGGATCGCCGTCGCATACCCCTTGGCCGTGCCCTTCAGCACCTTGGGGTTGCTGACCGTCAGCAACTTGAGCCGCCGGCTTAGGCCAACAATTGGGTCAGCAGGCATTCCACCTTGTCCTTCATGTCTTCGGTCAATTCTTCCTGGCCGATCAACTCAGGCAGGCTGCCTTCCCACGTCAGCGTAAAGCCGTCGTGCAGCACCACCCAATCCCAAAGATATAGCGACCAGTCTTCTTGATCTTCATTCCACTTCTTCAAGATGTAAGCAAGGACGCTGCCTTCCAACTCATACTCAAGCCCACTCGCCGGGTCCACCTCCGCAATGCTAACACCAAAGACGTCACGAGTCCGGTATTCCTTTAGCATCCTACCCCTCCTTTCACTTTGCTTTGCACTAACGCCTCGCTCATTCCCCATCCTCCGCAGCGCGGGCGCGCGCCTCGATTGCGTCGGCGTCGCGGCGCAGGACTTCAGCCCTGGCCGCCAGTCGGACAGCCTCCGCTTCTAATTGCACAGCGGCGCTGCGCATCCGATCCGCGTCTGCCAGCAGCGTCTCGCGGTCAGTCATGGCCCGGCTCCTGCGCTGCGGCGAGCATGGCGGCCCATATGCGCCTCGCCTTGTCGCGGCTGTTGTGCGACGGGCCGCCCATGAACACGCTCGGGTGGTCGTGAGACGCGCCGCCGTAGCCGACCATCGCCTCTGTCGGCTCCCTCGGCACCGCAACCAGCGTGCCGTTGCGCAGGCCCGCCAGTGTCTCGGCGGGGATGCCTAGAGCTTCGATCACAGCGTGCGCTGCCGCCCAATCGAATTGATTGCTCACTCTCCCGCCTCCCCTGTCGCCGCGCTGTCAATTGCCGCACAAATGGCATGTCGCGCCTCCATCACCGTGAGTGCGCTCCCCGTCGATGGGATGACAGCGTGCCGCCCAATCCGCGCCGCCGCCTCCATCCCCTCGCGCCGCGCCTGTGCCAGCGCCTCGGCGACCTCGGCCGGGGGCAGGCAGGGGGCGAGGTAGGTAAAGCCCAGGTCGATTATCCCCTGTGGAGAGTGCAGCGCGCCGCTTGGCCAACCACCAAGTTCGGCGTTCCACGCGGATGGGAACGGGCGCAGGTCTTCGGGATGCTTCAGCCAATGCCACCCGCTCCGCTCCGGGTTCGCCGGGTAGCCCGGCCGCGCAGGGTCGGGCCAGCCGTGAGGGTCACTCGCCATCGGTCGGTTCCTTCTTGATGGATGCTTCGAGCGCGTCCAGCACGCCGGCCATGTCCCACCCCATGCCGCGTGCAATCATGACATTCTCGGCCGCCTCGGCCAGCCTGTCCCGCTCCGCTATCGCCGCGTCACGCTGCCTCTCTGCATCCTCGGCACGCCACTGCATCGTCAGCAGGTGCTTGTTGTGCAGGTCTTTGATTTCCTCAAGCGGCACCGACCCGGCGAACCCCGGCGCATCCTCCCCGCCCATAATGGTCAGGCGAAGATCGTATGCCTCATCCTCCGCAGCCTCGGCGCGGGCCAGCAGGGCAAGCAAAGCCTCCCGCATCCCAACGCGCGGGGTCTCGGCTGTCAGGCGGGGCACCCCCTCAGTCTGCGTCATGGCAATCTCCTTTGCCCAAGATGTTCTCGGCTATCATGCGGCGGCGCTGCTCGCTAAGCACTTCGACCAGTTGGTCAAGATAGGTAACGTCGTCGGGCCGCCACGCCTCATAGTGTTTGTCAAGGCCCCGGCATAGATCGTCCGCCAGGAGGTAAGCCTTGGCGGCTTGACGGGCTGCCCAATCTGCTGCCTGTTGCTGCATGTCTTCCTCTTCAGAACCCATAAGCGGCACGTCAAGATAGGGCGCCGGCATCTTAGTGCCTCCCCACAATGGCTGCGACGGGCAGCCCGTTCACCATGCCGGGTAGCACCACCCGGTAACAGGTCTGGCCGCCCGACTTAAACATCTCGACGTAAGCATCGACCTCATGGCCCGCCCGCTTCCACGCTGTCCGGATCATCTGAGCCTGCCGCTCAGCATCTACCCGCCCATACTTCTCTCCAACATGGGCTGTCTCTACTGGTCGAAGGGGCGGCACCCTCAGCACCCGCTTAGCGGGCGCCCGGCTAACCACGTCGCCGGGCACCTCGCCCTGCACATACTCACGCTGCATCTTCATCCCCCATCATATCGCCCTGCCACATCGGCAGAATGTAATCCAGCACAATTTCCTCGAACGTATCGCCACCATCGTTAGCAGTGGCAATGTCTGTCATAAAATTATGGCCGAAGGGGGCGCCCTCGATAAGCCGATTCCACATCGCCGCAGGCAACAACTCTGTGTTATGTGTCGGCTCGTGTCGGTAAACCTGAACAACCTCACTACTACCATCCATGACAATGTCCAGCGGCACAGTCTCCGACGACCACTCGTCGGGTGCTAGCACATCCATCGCCACACCCAAGCAGCAGAACTCATTGTCTGCGTTACGAAGGCAGTTTTTGCCCTGCTTATAGCGGCCCGACATCAGCGCCTCAATCCACCGCTTAGCGTCTTCATTCATCTCAGCCATCTGACTTTTCCTTCTTAGACTGGCCACACATATGGGTCAGTCGGGTTGTCGGTCCAATCGAACTGCCCATACCACGCCGGGTCTTTCCTAAGCAGGTTGCTCCTATGCGAAGCATGCAACCGCTTATCACCCAGCCATGGCGGCATCCTCAAATCCTTAGCGGTGAAGGTGCCGGGCAACACCATCGTATTCTTGTAACCCCGCGCTATCCACTCGCCGATCATGGTCTGCCCGTACAGCCAGAGCGCCGCCTCATAACCGCGCCACATCTTAACGGCCGGATGACTGCGCCACCCCTCCGACAAACCAAGCAGCGTATTCAGAATCTGCAACGTCTCAACCCGCTGCTTGCCAAGCCTCTGCCTATCCAGGCAGAGCGCCGTGTTCTTGAAGTTCTCATAGGGCAGAAACGTCTGCACACCAGCCTCCTGCTATTAGAGCAAGCATCTTCCGCACTTGCTCATAGTAGCAGGCGCCTTTCAGCGCCCGCCCCTTTCCTACTTGGCCGTCACTGTGTAGCCCGCCTTAGTCAGTAGCGCCTTCGCCGCCCGCACTTCCCCGCTTTCCATGGCTTCCGCCAAAGCACGCCAAAAGGTCCGCAGCACCGCAGCCCCTTTCACACCCTTGCCCGCAAACATGTAGCCGTCCTTCTTGAAACACTCAGTGAACGCCTTGGCTTCGGCCCGGCTCACCGTGATAGTCACGGTCGGCGGATCAACATACTCCAAGTCCTTCGCCTCCACCGAAGAATACCTACCCTTATCGTCATAGCAAATATGGATGGGCAACTCACTGTTTGATTTAATCCCCACGACAGTGGCCGGCACCATCAGGCGGTAGTCATGATAAGGCGCCCCGCAATCAGCCTTGATGCGAACCTTGTCACCAACCTTGAAAGCACCAGACTTATCAGCAGACAGCGGCGCCCGCTCCACTTCCAACTGTGATAACGTCAGCCACCTCGTTTCATGGGGGGCGCACAGTTTGTGAAAGCGCGGCACAGAGGTCCCGTCGTCATAGTTAAGTTGGACTTGCGTGCCGACACCAAAGCCCTCCGCACAGTCGTCGTCGCTTGCTTCACGAACAACAAAAACCACATCCGCATCACGAAGATCAGCCTTCGTTGCCGCCACAAAATCCTTGCTCATCTTCTTAGCCTTCCTTCTGAACAAAACAATAGCCAGCGCCCGGCAGGCTCCCGCCCACAATCCGCGCCGGCCAGCCAACCTTACGGCAAAACTCAATGGCTGCCGCTCTGTGATTATCCTCCTCGTTCAATGCGCTGTCCCACGCCAAGATCATCTGCCCGGCATCTGCCCGTGCCTTAATCCTGGCGCCCCGAAAATTAGTCGCAGGCAAATACTTCGTCGTAATTGCCTGCCTCATTTCTCTTCCCTATCCAACGCCAGCGAGAACATAACGAGAATATCCTGCGTCTCGTCGCCCAGCGGAGTGTTCCGGCGCTCCGCGTTCGGCCCGCACCAATGCGCCCACGCTTCTTCGTATGTGAAAAAGCGGCACCCAGCCTGCACACGCCAACCATTAGCAGTCGGCCATAGGTAAAACTCATAGCCATCCGCCCGTAGCGCGCGCCGCAATGGGGCACCCACCAATTTTTCGCCGCTCAGGTTGGCGCCGCTCAAGTAGGCGCCGCGCAGGTTGGCGCCGCTCAAGTAGGCGCCGCGCAGGTTGGCGACGCTCAGGTTGGCGCCGCTCAGGTTGGCGCCGCTCAGGTCGGCGTCGCTCAGGTTGGCGCCGCTCAAGTAGGCGCCGCTCAGGTTGGCGCCGCGCAGGTTGGCGCCGCTCAAGTAGGCGCCGCGCAGGTTGGCGCCGCTCAGGTTGGCGCCGCTCAGGTCGGCGTCGCTCAGGTTGGCGCCGCTATTTCTCGCCGCTTCAACGCAAAGCCGTATCGTGTCGAAGTCGCCTTTGAACAGGACGGCGCCCGTCCATTGGTGTTTGATCTGCATAAAGGTCATGCCGCCTCTCCAATGTCATACTGGGGGTGGACCGGACGCCCCTTCTGCTGCTGCGTAACCAACCACTTGTCCATGGTGGCACGCACTTCCCACGACGACAGGAACCCAGGAAAACTCTTGGTCTTCTCCTGCATGCTGCCATACTTATTGGCTTCGTAGTAGGTGACTTCCCAAAACTTCATCACACTTCTCCTGCTAATAGACCAGCAACCCTTGCTGCTGGTCACGGTAACAGGCGGGCTTGCGCCCGCTCAGCCAAAGAGGGGGCATTATCCGCCCCACTCCCCGTCTGCTTCCATGTCACTCAGAAACATGATGACCGTATCGGCCACAGACGACTGGCTCCTAAAGGCGTCGGCCCAATGCCAGTCAGGAAAGTCCAGCACACCAAGGCCCGTCACACTTTCCACGCGCCGGTTAACCAGCGTCATGAAAGTGGAGAAAGCCTCAGCCTCATCAGCAGGCCAGCCGTCTGCCAACGCATCGCCGACCGTGTAAGGAACTTCAACCATGGCAATCCCCTGCTATTAGAACGCACACACCATCGCATACGCTCACAGTAGCAGGGGCATCCCCAAGTATGAGACACCCCTTGCCAATCGTTGCCCTGTTTTCGGTCTGTTGTTGAGCATTTGCTGAGAAGTCCCGACGGCTGGTCTGCTGCCCATCTAGAGCCGCGCCACGCTTTCACCCATAAGGGGTCCACCGCAAGGATATTCTGTAAACCTAAACTAGCAGATGATCGGTCTGCCGTTTGGCTCGCCGCAACCATGCCCCGCCCCACTGCCCGGCGTCAAATCACGATTGCGTGACCAGCGTTTCCAACGGCTTGCGAGCCGACACGTCAGCATCCCTGTCCCATCGTGGCAAAAATGTCACACCCCTGTTGCCCTGCGGCAACACCTCTGCCACAGACTTGACTTTCCCAACCACTTAGAATAAGATGCATACTCTCCTGCTATTCTGCCCAAACTTCACCCTCCTCCCTCCCTTCTGTTCAAAGCAACTCAACGCTAAGCCTTACCGGCCGCGCGTTTTTTCTATGCCCGGCGAGTGAGAATCTCAAAACCTTCCTCACTCCTTTCTCACTGGCTGAAACCCTTAGTTTACCTAGGTTTCCCGCCCACAGTGAGCAAGTGAGCGTGGTGAGCAAGGCCTTCTTATCTTAGAAAAGAAAGCACATAGTATATAAAGGGTAGCAACGGGACGCTCACTCCTTCACCGGCCGCCTAATTTTCAATCAACCCTTTGATTTCCCTGTGCTTTTTGGGTGAGAATCCCGCTGAGAATCCCCCGTGCGCCTTCTCACTCCGACCGCCCTTCCTCACCCGCGCGCAGCGTCACTTGTATTTCCATTCGCTACGTGGTATGAAGTAGCCGGGTTCCTCACCTGCACCGGAGTTCAAACATGGGCCGCCCTAGCATCCCCTTAGCCGCCAAACTAGACATCCACGCCCGCGCCGCAATAAACAAAGCCGCCCGCGAAGCCAAGCGCGCCCGCACCCCCGAGCAGATAGAGAAGCGGCGGGCTTATAAGAAAGAGTATGACGCGCGACGCAACCAATTGAAAACACGGGTTGCCCATAAAAGAAATGTGGTTCCTGACTACATCATAAGCAGCGCACGAGGCAGGGCGCGCAAGCGCGGGCTGCCGCATGACATCAAGGCCAGTGACATTGAAGTCCCGACTCATTGCCCCGTGCTGGGCATCCCACTAAAAGCCTGGGGCGCCAACAAACAATTGCAAGCAGACTCCCCCACCTTAGACCGGATTATCCCCCACCTAGGCTACGTCAAAGGGAACGTGAGAGTCATCTCCTGGCGCGCAAACAAAATCAAAAGCGATGCCACGCTAGAAGAACTTGAGCGGATCGTCACCTATCTGCGCGGCCACTCCCAAGATTTTAGTTGAACGGTCTCGTCTAAGTGCTTGAAATCACTGGGTTTTCTGTTTGCCGGGGCGCCCTCGGCGCCCTGCCCTAAGACGCACACGCCTTCGGCGTTCTGTTCTACTAAGAAGGGCGCATGTGTGGCAACGTAGCAGGAGACTCCTTCTAAGCGTTCTGTCCCAAAATTACTAGCAATTTCTGCGCGGGCGCGCCGCGAGCGCGTTCTGTTCTGTCCCTTAGTACGCGCGCCCAGGCGGGCAGGCGGCTTGGCTAACTAGGGTCCGACGGCCCAGGTGGTAGCGGCGGCCCGGCGATTCCGGCAGCGCAACGGAATAGGACAGTGAGGCTGACCTAAGGCCGGCTAACTCGTTGAAATCGCTGCGCACTTTTTTGTGATCGAAAAAAGGTTTGACAGCGGCGGCGGCGTGGTCCAAAACGTTTGGGCCGCAGCAATCCCGCTGGATGGGCAAGACAAGACAAGGTGAAACATCATGGCCGAGTGGTTCAACGCTGATGCGTCGGAAGAATTGATGGAAGCCATCCGCGCTGAAGTCGCGGAGGCTTTCAAGGAAGCTACTGGGCAGGATATGCCAGCTGGTTTTTCAAATTGGTCTTTTAATAATAAGACCGCTGATAAGACTTGGCGGTTTGGTATCGCCATGGACAGCGCTGCCCGCGCATTGGCTGGTTCGTCGTCGCGAAAGACTGGCGGGAATGTGGCGAAGCATGATGCGGAGACAGTGAAGGAAATTGAAGCGTGGGTCCGCTACATCCAGGCCGGGAAGGGCAAGGTTCAGGATGCGCCGGAAGACCTGCACGCCGCGATTAGTCGGGCACTAAAGCCAGTGGCGTCGCGGCTTCCGCCGGCGGAAAAGGTTAGCAGGCTTCCGCCGGAGGAGGATACGGGCGCAGCGAAATTGCCGGCCAAGGGGGTTGGCATGATTAGCCGAACGGCGGCGATCAATGCGGCGCGGCGGATGACGCGCCGGGCTGGTTAGGCGGTAGGCGGAGCACTTCGCAAGGTAGTTACGTGGAGTGCTCCACTCACGCAATAAAATTACGTCGAAACCTAGCAGCACGAAAGAAAATTACGCCATGCGCTTTGTTTTCCGCACACCGAAAGGTTCCACCGTGGCCATTGCCAAATTCCGCAAGGCCGATGCTCTCGAAGTAATGCGGCGCATCCTGCCGGGCGCGACCTACCTCGGACCGGTCGCACCGCACATGGTGCCGGCCATCATTGCAGCGAAGCCGGCCACGCCGGAAGAATTGCGCATCATGCGTAGGGTGTTGCCAGCCGAGCCGTTTGCGCGGGACATGCTCCCGCCGGTTCGGCCCTGCCGGTTCGACGCAACCAAGGCGCCGACCAGTCCGCACGACGCTGTCACGCAAGCGTTGATCGACCGCCGCATGGGCCGAGTGCGGGCATGATCCGCGCCCTAGCGGAGGCCCTTAGCCTCGGTGGTGCATGGCTTGGCCTAATCGCACTAGCCCTCGCGCTCTAACAGACTGGTCTAAGCCCCCTGCCGCAAGGCATGCGGGGCTTAGGCTTTGCGCCCCGTTGCGAATGACTCGCAGAAGCGTTTGCAATTGCCGTTGCGTGTGCTTCTTAATTGCATGACTGCCTGGTTTTGTGAGTGCGTCGCGGTTGCAAGCCGGCCGGCGGCGAGGGGGTAGGGGACGCGGGGGCGGCAAAAATTGGGGGCGAGCGTTTGGGTCAGTATGCCCCTCCAAATTTCGCGGCAAATTTCAGACCTACATTACATTTCCGTAATAATGCGCCGCACGCACTGCGCTACTAAGTCCCACTCATACTCATACCGCTCCGGACAAATCTCCGCTTCCCAAAGCGCCCACGCCGGCACCCAGCGGCCCAGCCGCCAACGCGCCCGCCACCGCCGCCGGCTATCCTTCTTCCGCCGCGCGAGCCTGCGCCCGGGGTGCCACCCCTTAGACGAGCCCACCGTCAGACTGTCCACAACACGGCCGCGTCAAACCAATTCCGCGAATCCCCCGCAACTTCCTCAACCGCAGGTTGCAGCCGGGTGACTTCAGCCTCTAAGTCGGCGACGCGGCGCCGCAAATCATGCAGCAGCGTAACGTTCGGGTCGGCCGGCCACCACCCCGCCGCCAGCACCGAAGGCGGCACAATATTCGTTACGCTGCCGGAAGGCCGGCCTTCGAAGGGCGGGGGCGAAGGGGTTCTGCACATGGGAGAAGTTTGGCAGATCGCCGAAGGCGTGTCAAGCACTTTGACGCGGGCTTACGCCCGAACTGCTGCGGCGCAGAAAGTCGTTACGCAAACGCAACGCCGGGGAGGGGGCGGCGGAGGATTCTCACCGATTCTCACCGGGGATTCTCACCGCCGAAAGCCTAGAGTTACCTCAAAAATACTGCCCCAGTGAGAATGGTGAGCAAGTGAGCGACCCCTTTTTATCTTGGAAGAAGAAAGAGAGTATATATATATAAAGGGTTGGAATTGGATTCTCACTTCCTCACCGCCGGGCTAAAATTCGCCTGGAGCCCTAGAGTTACCTAGGTTTTTTGCCGGTGAGCGTCCCGGTGAGAAGGGCTTTTGAGACCTTCACTGCGGCGCAGACTCTCACCGAAAAATTGCCGCGCCGCGACAACTTGGAAGAAGGGTGCTTTTTTGGCAGGGTAGACTCCTGTATAGCAGTTTGTCAAGCAGAAGTCAAGTGCATGGCTGAGCCGTCCTTTGCCCAGCGGGTCCCTCCCAGACGGGAACTTCTTGACGGCGGCCGGGCGGTGGCGTAGAGTGCGCTTCTTGATAGGGCGTCGTCTAGCGGTAGGACAGCGGACTTTGACTCCGCTAACCCAGGTTCGAATCCTGGCGCCCTAGCCAACTCAGCGGAGCAGAAGATGGAAGTAACTTACCTCGACCACATGGGCGACGACAAAAGCGTGGCCAATGCGGCGCGGGTGTCGTTTGGCAAGCGCAAAGAGGTCTTTGACGAGAAGGACGCCCGGCTGATCCGGTTCTTGGCGCGGGAGAAGCATATCATCCCGTTTGCCCACCCGCATGTGAGTTTCCACTTTAAGGCGCCGATCTTCGTGGCCCGGCAACTCGCCAAGCATCAGGTGGGCTTTGCCTGGAGCGAGGTTAGTCGGCGTTATGTAAAGACGGAGCCCGAACTTTACATTCCGCCGATGCTAAGGAAAGGTTCTGTAGATATCAAGCAGGGCAGCCTAGACGAGGCGGTGGACGACCATGTAGCACAACTTTTTTACTATCATGCTGCCGCAGAAAAGGCGCGGCTGGCTTATTTACAGGCTCTAGGGGCGGGCGTCTGTCCTGAGCAGGCGCGGGCGTTGCTGCCGCAGAATGCGTATACGGAGTGGCATTGGACGGGCAGCCTGCTGGGCTGGGCGCGGGTGTGGGGCCTGCGGGTCAAGCCGGATGCGCAGAGGGAGACGAAGCAGGTGGTGGAGATGATTGGGCCGAAGATGCGAGAACTCTTTCCGGTGTCGTGGGAGGCGTTGACGAATGTGTGATAGTGTGGTGGAGTTGGTGGCCAAGTTGTTCAAGGCAGGCTACACGCCCGAGGGGGTTGCTTCTGTGCTGAAGTTGTTGGCAGCGGAGCATGAAGAGGGTAGCGACCGGCGGCGCGATTTAGAGGTTGTGGCGAAGGCGTTGGAAGAGTAGATAGAAAACGGGGCGGCGGCGTGGTATAGTCGTCGCCCTTCAAATTGCCAGGAGCATTGAATGCGTAATTACTCTGAAGTGCGGCAGCCTTCGGCGCGGGCTGCTGTTGTCACGCGCCGGACGTACAGCCGGCCCAAGGCTGACGGGTCGTTTGAGACGTGGTATGAGATTGTGGATCGGGTTGTGCATCATCAGCGGTGGCTGTGGCAGCGGGCGCTCGGTGATGTGCCGCTGTCGCGCGCGCAGGAACTGGAGTTGGAGGGTCTGCGGAGTGTGCTGCTGAACCGGGAAGGTTCGGTTAGCGGGCGGACGCTATGGCTGGGCGGCACAGATGTGTCGAAGCGTCGAGAAGCCTCGATGTACAACTGCGCCTATACCAAGGTTGAAACTGTGCACGACGTCGTGGATGCTTTCTGGCTTCTACTGCAAGGGTGTGGCGTCGGGTTTGAGCCGGTGGTAGGCACTTTGAATAGCTTTGCTGCGCCCGTGACGATTGAGGTTGTGCGCTCTCAGCGGGCTAAGTTGGAACAGAAGCGGGGTCGCGAGACTAATGCTGAGACGCACACGTTGGAAAACGGCAAAGCCGTCTGGACGATTAGCGTCGGGGATAGTGCTGAGGCGTGGGCCAAATCAGTAGGCAAGGTGCTGGCTGGTAAGCGGAGGGCTGATGTGCTTCGATTTGACTTCAGTCAGATTCGCCCGGCAGGGGAACGCCTAGCGGGGTATGGGTGGGTTTCGAGCGGCGACGAAACGTTCGCGCCGGCTATGGAGCGGATTGCGGCCATTCTCAACCGCCGTGCAGGGCAACTGCTTAGCCGGCTCGATATTATGGATGTGCTTAACCACCTGGGAACGACCCTTTCCAGCCGGCGATCTGCGGAGATTGCGCTTGTGCCGTGGGGTGACCCTGAGTGGGTAGAGTTTGCGAAGGCGAAGAAGGACTTCTGGCTTCACGGCAATGAACATCGGCAACAGTCTAACAACTCGATCCTGTTTCAGTCGGCGCCCCAACTTCAGGACATCCGCGACATCTTTGCGATGATGGAAGAGGCCGGCGGGTCTGAGCCGGGCTTCATCAATGCGGTCGAGGCAAAGCGGAGGGGGCCTTGGTTCTCGGGGTGCAATCCTTGTGCGGAGATTTTGCTGCCGAACAAGGGCTTCTGCAATCTGGTTGAACTGAATCTGGCGGCGTTCAACGGGCGGCCATCGGAGTTGATGGAAGCGGGGCGGCTGCTGGCGCGGGCAAACTATCGTCAGACTTGTGTGAATCTGGTGGACGGGGTGCTGCAACGGGCGTGGCATGAGAACAACGAGTTCCTTCGCCTTTGTGGCGTGGGCGTGACGGGCGTTGCGGAGTGGGAGCATAACGATCAGCCAGAGTTTTGGCAGTCGCTGCGGCGTCATGTGACTGAGGCGGCGCATGGAATGGCGGATGAACTTGGGCTGCCGAGGCCCAAAGCGGTCACGACGGTCAAGCCCAGCGGCACGCTGAGCAAGATTATGGATACGACGGAGGGGGTGCATAAGCCGCTCGGTAAGTACATCTTCAACAATGTGCGCTTCAGCAGGCACGATCCCTACGTCGAGGCGCTGCGGCAGGCGAACTACCGGGTCTTCGATGACCCATCGAGTCAGGATGCAGTGCTGGTGACCTTCCCGGTGGCCTATGAGAACGTCAAGTTCGACGTCGTAGGGGGCGTGGAAGTTAACTTGGAGCCGGCGGTGGCGCAGTTGGCCCGCTATAAGGTGCTGATGGAGAACTATGTTGACCATCATTGCTCGGTCACCATCTCCTACAGCCCCGAAGAGGTGCCGGAAATCTGCATGTGGCTGGCCGACAACTGGGCTAACTACGTCGGAGTAAGTTTTCTGTATCGGACTGACCCCACGAAGACCGCCAAAGACCTTGGCTACCTTTATATGCCGCAAGAGGTAGTGACCAAAGAGGCCTACGAAGAGTACATGGCGACGCTGAGGCCCCTCGAAGGGGCTGCGGTCTCGTCAAAGGTGTTGGAAGAAGGGGCAGAGGACTATGAAGTTGACGCAGGAGGCGAGTGCGTCGGCGGCGCGTGCCCGATCCGCTAATGGGAGAACTCCTTGTGTTGGAATTTGCCGTCTCAGCGGGCCTTCTGGCGGCGCTCGGTGCGTTGGTTGCGGTCGCAGTAGTGCGGAGATTGCGCAATGGCCTCGACTATCTGAGGCAGAAAGACAAAGGATCATGGATCGGCTCGTAAGGGCTTGACTTTGCTGGGGCAGTCCTCTAAAATGGGGGCTGCCCTTAGCGTTTTTGGAGGCCGGCGTGGAATTTACAGTGAAATTCGAGGACGACTGCTGGGTTTTCACCGTTTCCTCGGTGGACGGGCAGCATTCGTACTACGAAGAGTTCGATGCGGCCACGCTGGAAGAGGCGATTGAAAGCGCCGCCGAACTCTTGGAAGAGATTAGCCGGGGTGACGAAGACTTTCAGGAAGATTTCCTAGACGAACTGGAGGGCCGCAATGCCCGCTAGCCGTCTGAGGGCTTGCCTCGACATTGTCCTCAAGTTTGAAGGGGGCTTCGTCGACCATCCCCGCGATCCCGGCGGCGCTACGAACCACGGCATCTCGCTGCGCTACGCCAGGACGCTGGGCAGCATGCTCGACCTTGATGGCGACGGCGATGTCGATAAGGATGACATCGTGCTGGTCACGCCTGACAAGGCGGCCCTCGTTTATGAGAACTGGTTCTGGAAGGACGTGCGTGGCGCTGAGTTGCCGCCCGGCGTCGACCTCGCTGTCTTCGATTTCGCCGTGAACTCTGGTTCGTCTAAGGCCATTCGAGTGTTGCAAAAGGTGCTGCGGGTGCAGCAAGACGGCGTCATGGGGCCGGTTACCATGGCTGCCATCAAGGCGGCCAGCCCCGACCACGTTATCAACGGCATCTGCGACGAGCGGTTGGCTTTCCTACGCTCCCTGCGGACTTGGTCGGTCTTTGGCAATGGATGGAAGCGGCGCGTCGATGAGGTCAATGCGGCGGCCCTGGACATGGTAGGCAACCCCGCGATGACTGTCAAGGATGTGGCGGCGACGTCGACGGCGCAGGCTTCTACGGCCGTCGCAGCGGCCGGCGCGGTGGCTACTGTGCTGGTGCAGGCCCAGCCAGCCATTGAGGCGCTGGGGCGGCTGACACCGGCCGTGGCCCTTGCCTTTATTGCGGCGGCGCTGGTAGGGGCGTGGTATTGGCGGAAGCAACGAGGCTGACATGCTGCTCTTCTTCGCAAACATCTTTAATAAAGTCTATGGTTATGCTATAATCGTGGGCCTCTTCTTTGGGGCGCTGCTCTACTCCTATAGCAAGGGGCGCCGGGATTCTTTTGATGAGACAGTTCGCCGCACGCTTGAACATGACGTGGCAACGCGCCGCGAGGCCGATAGCATTCGCCGTGATGTTGACAGTACTGGCAACGTTGACGACCGCCTGCGCCGATGGACGCGCGACGGGCGTTGATGTTTGCGCTGGGTGGCAGCCTATCTATTTGACGCAAGAGGATAGGCTGAGCCAGCAGACGGCCCGCGAAATAATTTCGCACAACGAGGTCGGCGAACGTCTCTGCGGTTGGCGGCCGGTAAGGAACTGACATGGCTTTTGGTACCAAGATTTCAGAACTCCCGGCGGCAACCAGCCTAACGGGCCTCGAACTTACCGTCGTGGTGCAGGGCGGCGAGACGCGGCGCTCGACCGTCGAAGCGATGGAAGCCTCCGTCAGCCAGCGTGTCGATGTGGTGTCGGCGCTGGCATCGGCCAATGCGGCGGCGGTGGTCTCTACGAATGCCGTCGTAGGGGCGCTGGAGTTGCGGGTGTCCGCCGTGTCGGCACAGGCCAGCGTCCTTGGCGCGGCCCTCACTTCGACGAATGTGGTAGTGTCGGCGCTTGACACGCGCGTCGGCCTAGTGTCGGCACTGATCTCTGTCAATGCGGCGGCTATCACGTCTGTTAACAATGCGGTCTCGGCCCTCGAACTACGGGTTAGCGCTGTGTCGACGCGGGCTTCCGCCAACGCCGCCGCCATCACGTCTATTAATAATGTTGTCTCTGCGTTGGAACTACGGGTTAGCGCGGTTTCAACGCGGGCGTCTACCAATGCCGCTGCCATTACGTCTATCAACAATGTGGTGTCGGCACTAGAGATTAGAGTCAGCGCGGCCAGTGCGGCGGCGACCTCCATCAATAATGTCGTCAGCGTATTGACTGGGCGGGTGGCCAACGTTTCGGCATCGGTGTCGGCGCTTGCCATTACAGTGGCAGCGGTGTCGGCGCTCGTCTCCGTCAACGCTGCGGCCATTACTTCGGTCAATGCAGTGGTGTCGCTGAAGGTCAACCGAGCCGGCGACACGATGACCGGCAATCTGACGGTTCCTAGCCTCAACTCAGGCCCGCTTGCCGGCTTCCGCAACGTCATCATCAATGGCAACTTCGATATTTGGCAGCGTGACACCAGTTTTGCCAGCCCCGCTAACGGTTCGTACGTCGCGGATCGCTGGCGGGTAGACTATACGGGGACGGGCGCGACCCGCACCATCAGCCGGCAGGCGTTTACGCTGGGGCAGACAGATGTTCCAGGCGAGCCGACCTACTTCCTGCGGTTCGATCAGAGTGTTGCGGGTTCCGGGGCAGCCGGCAATGCCATCACCCAGCGCATCGAAGGTGTCCGAACGTTTGCTGGGCAGACCATTACGATTAGTTTCTGGGGCAAGGCCGCCGCAAGCCTTACGCTGCCCCGCATTGCCGTGTTCCAGTATTTTGGGCTGGGCGGCTCCCCCTCCGCAAGCACTGTTACGGTGGCGGCATCTAATGTCGCAGTCGGAACAAGTTGGGCCAAGTACACCTACACGCTAACGATGCCTTCTCTCAGTGGCAAGACTATCGGCACTAACGGCACCGACGGTATCTGGCTGGAAATCCGCGTGCCCATTAACACCACCTTCACCTTCGACCTCGCCCAAGTCCAGCTTGAAGCCGGACCTGTAGCCACTCCTTTTGAGAGCCGTCCCATCGGCACTGAACTGGCGCTGTGTCAGCGGTATTATCTGAAATCTAATGCAGGGACGTCAAACGGCTTTAATATTAATGGAGGCGACGGTCTCGGCTCAGCCCATCCTACTGCCAGCTTTCGCGGCGGCGCCAAGTTTCCCATTGTAATGTGCGGAACTCCAACACTAACTATCTACGACAGTGCAGGAAATTCTGCTCGCGTGTCGATATACACAACAACTTGGCTAGATAATCAAACTATTTCAGTGGGGCCTTCTGCCACTGCGACTGGATTTTATTTGGGGCACAACATAGCAAACAGTATTGAAACGCGGTATGCATACACAGCCTCTGCCGAGCTCTAAGGAACAATTCTTGATGACCTACACCAATGCATCTTACACCAACCCAGAAAACGCCGTGATTCGTGTGGACATCTCCGATGTCACTTCTTTTGTGCCATGCGCTCCAGGCAATGCCAACTATATACGCATCCAAGAACTCGTTGCCACTGGCGAACTCGTCATTGCGTCCTATGTCGCGCCTCCTGCGCCGCCGGTTACGCAGGTGACCATGCGCCAGGCCCGCCTCGCGCTCCTGGCCGCCGGCCTGCTCGATGACGTCGAGGCCATGCTGGCGCAGGCCGACCGTGCTGTGCAGATTGAGTGGGAATATGCCGCCGTTGTGGACCGCTCATCGGCGCTGGTGCAGGCCATTGGTGCGGCGCTGGGCCTCAGCGAGCAGCGTATCGACGAGTTGTTTGTGGATGCGGCGACGCGGTGAGGGTTGCGGTGAGGAAGTGAGAAAGACTTCTTGCATCTCACCGGCAGGTCGGCTATGGTCTGCGCCGTAGCACGGAGCATCTGATGACGGATAAGATCAACCGCACCGAAGTTCTCGAAGAGGCCAAGGCTGAACTGGTGCCCTGGCAGACTGAGGACGGGCGGCTCTTTCTGGACTATGAAGACAACGGGCGCCGCCGCACCATGGGCATTGCGTCGGCGGGCAACTGCGAATTTCGTGGCTGGTTCGCTTCCTACTGCATTGAGAAGCGGGGCTTTGTGCCGGGCGGCGACTACATCAACTCCTCGCAGGTGTATTTTGCGCACTGGGCGCGCAACAGCGGCAAGAAGTTCAAGGACTACATCCGCGTCGGCGGCCGGGTCGGCGAACTCTACCTCGACATTGGCAACGACAGCAACGACGCTTGGTGCATCACCGCTGACGGCATTGCGCGCGTGGCGGGCGGGCCGACGCATGTCCGCTTCCTGCGCGGCTCGGGTGTGTTGCCGCTTGTCGAGCCGGATTTTTCGACGCCCGCCTCGGAACTGACGCCCCTTCTGCGCAAGTTTGTCGAGGTCGATGACGATCAGATGATGCTGATGGTCGCGTGGCTGCTCGGCTGCATGCGCCCCGAGGGGCCTTATCCCGTTCTGACCATCAGTGGTGAGCAGGGTTCGGGCAAGTCGACGACGCTGCGCCTGCTGCGCCGGATCATGGACCCACATGCCCTTGATATGCGGACGCCGCCCGAAGACCAGCGCGACCTTCAGGCGATGGTGCGCAACTCCTACGTCCTGGCATTCGATAACGTGTCGTTCGTCTCCAACAAGATGTCGGACTCCCTGTGCACCATTTCGACTGGCACGGGCGCGCAGGGTGGTCGGGCACTCTACACCAATGCGGAGGAGTCGGCAGTGCGGGTTTGCCGGCCCGTCGCAATGAATGGCATTCCCGACGTTGTCGAGCGCGGCGACCTCGTTGACCGCTCTATTCACGTCCATCTACCCCGCATTGATCCGAAGAACCGCCGGGACGACTATGAGTTCTGGGCGGCCTTCCATGCCGACCACGCTAAGATTTTGGGGGCGCTGATGAATGCCGCGCTAGAGTCGACGCGCAACTACAAGTCCGTCGTCTTGGAAGAGAAGCCGCGCATGTCCGCCTTCGCGGTGTGGGCAGTCGCCGCCGAGAAGGCGCTCGGCTGGGAAGTCGGCAAGTTGATGGAGGTTTACAAGACCAATCGCTCGGCGGCCGAGGCTCAGTTGCTGGAATTTCATGGCATGGCGTCGGCGATGCTGCGTATGATGGAAGCCCGCCAGGAGTTCTCCGGCACCTATGCGGAACTCATTGGGGAGTTGGAGATGAACATGGGGCCGAAGGAGTCGCTGCCCAAGACGTCGCACGGGTTTGCGGCGGAACTGCGGCGCATTCGTCCGGCACTGGAACGACAGGGGCTGCGCTTCTTCAACGCTGGTCGGGCGACGACCGGCAACTTCAAGGGGCGTTCGCGGCTGTCGATTGTCAAGGAAGCGGAGGCTGTATGAGTGAAGAAGACGGCGCACCGCCGCCGGCAAAGAAGCCCAGGAAGATCGGCTATGTCAACAACTTGCCGCCGAAGAAGCCGAAGGTCAAGAAGCCCAACCGAGAAGGCATCAAGGACCGGGGCCGCAAATACGCCAAGCAGTTGAGGGAGTTCAACGTCCATAAGCCAGCCCGCTCAGCGAGGAAGGCTGACGTCATTGCGGTCAAGGAGTTGCAGGCTTCGCTGCGCGAGACATGGGTTATGATGCGCGAGAAGGCCGATGAGTTCAGGCGGTTCTCGCGTAGGCAGCAGGAGTTCGCCCGCCACTATGCTCTCAACGGGCGCACCAACATGGCGGAAGCCATGCGCCTAGCCGGCTACAATGCGGCGCGCGGGCATAAGATGTGGGAGATGGCCAAGTATAACTTGGCGCAGCCGGGCTTTGAGGAACTTATCAAAGCCTATGAATTAGAGGAGAAAGCCAGAATGAAACTATGTGTCCAGGACGTGGCGGATTGGTTCCAAGATATTGCCAAGGCCGCAATGGCAACCGAAGACTTCACAAATGCAAACAGGGCCATGGAAAACCTTGCCAAGTATTTGGGTATGTTTATTGAGCGAAAAGAGGTCACACACACGGTCATCCAAAGCCGCGAAGACCTCGACAACCGCATCGCTGAGTTGACCAGTATTTTGAAAGAGGCCTCCCCTGAAATTGATGCCAAACTCAGGATCAACTGAGGTCAAAGTGCAAACCATTAGTAGAGAGTCTGCGAGGCTGGCCGGGCTTTCTCGGTTCTTTTCCGGGGAGCCCTGCAAGCACGGCCACGTTGCAGAGCGGTTTGTTATTAACGGGCGCTGCCACGCATGCCACCGCCTGCGCAAAATCACACTGCGTGCCGAAGACCCCGAAAAGTTTCGCGCAAGGGGGCGCCAAATATATAACCAACACGCCCAGCGTTTCCGCGCCTACGGGCGTAAATACTACGCCAAAAATACCGAAACCTGTCGAAAATACAGGCGGGAGCATTATAGGCAGAACGCGGCAGAGGCGAATGCGGCCTCGGCAGCATGGAAAGCGGCCAACCCCTCTCGCGTAAAAGCCTATGCAATTGCGTGGCGGCGGAACAATCTTGATAAGATGCTGGCAACTAATGCAGCAAGGCGGGCTGGGCTTCGGCGGGCGGCGCCTCGCTGGGTGAATAAAAAAGAAGTCGAAAAGTTTTACAGACTTCAGAGGCGGCTAACACATGAAACAGGCGTGCAACACCACGTCGACCACATCATTCCCCTCAGAGGCAAGACCGTGTGCGGCCTGCACGTGCCTTGGAACCTGCGGGTCATCCCAGCCGCCGAGAATCTCGCTAAGAAGAATAGGTTGGTAGATGTCTGACAAAGAAGACGCCCTTCTCGAAGTAAAGGCACAACTGGCGGCAGCGCTCCATCAAAAGGCTGTAATGGAGGCCGCTGACCATTTCTATGTTTTTGTCAAGTTGTTGGCTCACCTGATGCTTGATGGAAATGAATATCGAGATGGGCGGCATATCCAGGCTATTGCGGCGACTCTTGAAGATGTTGAGACTGGGGATGTCGACCGGCTCATGTTGATGCTGCCGCCGGGCAGCATGAAGTCCGTCCTTCTCATGCTGTTTACAGCATGGTGTCTAGGTAAGCATCCGACGTGGCGCATCATCTGGATTTCGCACACAGCCGACAAGGCACAGGACTGCTCTAGGCGCGTGCGCGATCTTATTGAGGCCCCTGAATATTTGGAAGTCTTTCCGCATGTCCGCCTCCGCGATGATGTAAGGGGCGTTACCGAGTGGAAAATTGCCGGCGGCGGGTCTTTTCTGCCGAAGGGCGCTGGCCAGTCCATCGCTGGGTATCGTTTCAATTTGGGCGTGCTGGACGATCCGCTATCAGAACAGACTGCCAAGTCCGACACCAATCGAACGGCGGTGACGTCGTGGTATTATCCGGGCTTCCGGTCTCGTAAACTACCGGATTCCCGCATCGTCCTTGTCAATACGCGCTGGCACGTCAGCGATCTTTCTGGCTATCTGCTCGACAAGGCAGCCCGCAACGCGCGCGTCGACCAGTGGGAAGTCATTTCCATCCCGGCCATCCTCGACCAACCCGCAGCAGAATATCTGATGCTGCCGGAAGGCGGGTCATATTGGCCGGAATACATCACGATGGACGACCTCATCAAGACGCGCGAAGGCTCCTCGCGGTCGGACTGGGCCTCACTGTATTTGCAGTCGCCCGTCGGTGACGACGGCAACATCTTTGTCAAGGATGACTTTCAGGACTGGGAAGAAGACGACCCACCTGAGTGCGACGAAATCATCCAGACCCTTGACACGGCCTTCTCCACCAAGTCGACGGCGGACTACTCTGTCATTCAGACGTGGGGCATCTTTCACATTACCCTGCTGGATGACAAGGGCTATGAATACTATGAGCCGAATGCCATTCTGCTCTTTCAGGAGAAGGGGCGTTGGTCCTACCCCGAACTCCGACGCAAGGCTGCCGAGCAGTATAAACGCTTTAAGCCTGACCGCATCATCGTTGAGCAGAAGGCCAGCGGCCAGTCGCTCATTCAAGATATGCGACTCAACAAGTTGCCGGTGTTGCCTTTCCAGCCCGACCGTGATAAAGTGAGCCGGGCACACGCCGCCTCTGGCATGATCGAGCGGGGGCGCGTGTGGCTGCCGCTCAAGAAGAAGTATGCGGCCGAACTGCTGCAAGAGGCGCTTGAGTTTCCAAAGGGCGCCCATGATGACTCTGTTGATGCCATGGTCATGGCCCTGCTCTATTTGCGCCGCCGCTACGAACTGGCGCAGGAAAATGTATCTCAACCTGAGCGCCCTTCCTACAAGGCGCCCACCCGCAGTTATTGGAAGGGGGCAGTAGATGTCCGACGATATGCCTGAAGACGATATTGAGATTGAGGCGGCCGAGGAATCTGAGGCCCCCGAAACTGAAACTGAGGACGCGGCGCCCGACCAAGAGTTTGAGTTTGAGGACACGCCTGACCTTCTCCTCGTCGAAGAGGTTGTAGTGGAGGTTGGCCCCGACGCCTCCGCATTTGAATGCAATCTCGCTGAGTGCATTGAGGATGCCGTCCTAGCCGACATTGGCTCGGCCCGTCAAGAGGTTTTGACGAACCTTAAGAACGCCCGCACCGAGTGGGAAGACCGCATTAAGCAGGGCGTCCAATGGCTCGGTATTACGACGGCCAACGAAGGCAACTCCGAAGTCGAAGGCGCTTGCACGGCCGTCCACCCGCTCCTCACTGAGAACGTCGTTAAGTTCCAGGCGAAGGCCATTCAAGAACTTTGGCCCGCCAAAGGCCCCGTCCGCACCACCATCGAAGGCTTCGTCAATGACGAGCGTGAGGAGCAGGCAGGCCGCGTCCGCGTCTATATGAACTATCAGTTGACGCAGAAGGTGCCCGGCTTCTACAACGCGCTGGAGCGCAACCTTTTCCGCGTTGGCTTCCTGGGCACCGGCATTCGCAAGGTGGGCTGGAATCCTACGACGGGCGCGCCCGACCCCGCCGTCGTCTACATCGAAAACTTCTACGTCGACCCCAGCGTCACCCACCTCAGCGAAGCCGACGAGCATATTGAGTCGCTGGAACTCAGCGGGCGCAAGATGCTCAACCTCGTTGCAAGCGGGCACTTCCGTGATTGTGGCGATTCTGAGGCTGAGGAGCGCATTACCCCCAACGACATCACCGACGCCATCGCAACTGCGCAAGGCTTCGATGCTTCGCTGGAACGGACCGGCTTTCTCGTCGGCGAGTCCCATTGCTATCTTGATCTTAATGGCGATGACCCGCTGGTCCCGGCCGGCATGTCGGCGCCCTACATCGTCCACTTCAACATCTCGTCGGGCAGCGTCTATTCAATTCGTCGCAACTGGCGCGAAGCAGATTCGCAACGCCTAAAGCGGGAATGGTATACCGTTGACCAGTTCATTCCGGCCTTTGGCTTCTACGGCCTGGGCTTCGTCCACCTCATTGGTGACCTGACGGCGGCGTCCACGGCGGCGCTGCGGGCGCTCGTCGATGCGGGGCAACTGGCCAACTGGCAGGGCGGCTTCAAGTCACAAGACGCGAAGTTCTCCAACTCTGAGACGCCCCTAGGCTTCGGCGAGTTCCGAGATGTCAACCTGTCGCCCGAAGACTTGCAGAAGGCATTTCTGCCGCTGCCGGCTAAGGAGCCGTCTCAGACGCTGCTGGCGCTGCTGCAATTCATGGTGGCGACTGGCCAGAAGTTTGCCGATGCTGCCGATGAGGTGGTGCAGAACGGCACCAACTACGGCCCGGCCGCTACGACGTTGGCGCTGCTGGAAGCGTCTGGTCGCTTCTACTCCTCCATCCACAAGCGGCTGCACCAGTCGCAGGCTGAGTTCTTCAAGATCATTGGCGAACTCAACTATGAGAATCTGCCTGACCGCGTCAACTTCGTGGTCAATGAGGAGAACGAATACGTCAGCCGGCAGGACTTCAACCCGGCTGTCGTCAAGATCATTCCGGCCTCCGACCCCAATGCCCTTTCTGAGACGCAGCGGGTGGCCCGCGCTCAGATTGAGTTGGAGATGGCGGCTCGCTTTCCCCAACTCCACGACATGCGTGAGGCCCTTAAGCGTTTCTATTATGCGATGGGCACCGAGAATGTTGACAAGTTGCTACCCGATCCTGAGGAGAAGGCTGTCTCGGCTGACCCGATGACTGAGATTCAGGTCGCTATGCAGGGCAAGCCTATCAAGGCGCGGATGGGCCAGAACCACCAAGCCCACATTGCTGTCAAGATGGCCTTCTTGCAGGCGCCACAGATGCAGGGCACCAATGATCCGACGGTGGCAGTGGGCATGCAACTGCTCAACGCTAACATTGCGGAGCATAAGGTGCTGATGTTCGCGGCCCAGATGATGATGCTGGCGGAACAGTCTGGCCAACCCATTCAGGACGAGGCGGTGCAGGGTGCGCTCGCTCAGCAACTGATTGCCATGTCGGCGCAGGCGGGACAACCGGGTGGCGGCCCCTCGGTGGAGCAGCAGATGGTGCAGTTGCAGCAGCAAGAGTTGCAAATTGCCCAGCAAAGGTTGCAATCGCAGGACACGCGCGAGAACGCCAAGTTGGCGCTCAAGGCGCAGGAGTTGCAACTGAAGCGGCAGCAACTTGAACTTAGCGCGGCCGACAAGCAGAGGCAAGCGCAGATTCAGGCATCCGGAAAATTGCTTGACTTTCAGACGAAATTAGCACAAATTGCGCAACAGGAACTCGCAGAGAGAGTTAATAACCCGGCGTGATGTTGCTCACCGACTACGTCAACGAGATGAACCAGCGCATCGAAAGGGAGAAGGATGCGCTGGCGTCCGGCTCCTCTAAGAGTTACGAGGACTACGCCCGCAAGGTTGGCCAGATTGCTGGCATGCGGGCGGCCATCGCCGTCCTTTACGAGATGGTAGAAAAACTTCCCAGGGAGGAAAGAGGTCTATGATTACTACCCGCGAGGCTCTTGACGCGGCCCTTGACAATGGACAGTGGATCACGGCCGAGGATGTCCCCGACCCGTCTCCGCTGCCACGGATTCCCGGCGTGGGGATTCTAGTTCGGCCTGTGCCTGTGCGGCGCAAGAGTGCTGGCGGAATCCTGATTCCTGAGTCCGTTCGTTCGGATTTGGAATACCTCTCGACTGTTGGCAAGGTGCTTGCCCTCGGCGAACTGGCATTCAAGGACGAGGACATCTACCGGACAGGCCCTTGGGTCAAGCCCGGCGACTATGTCGTCTATACGAAGTATGCTGGTTCCAAGTTGTGGTGGAAGGGTGTCCAACTGCTTATCATCAAGGCCGGGGCTATTGAACTGGTTGTCGATAAGCCAGAGGATATTGATTCCAATTTCCGGAGTTAACTGAATGTCCGAATCTACTTTCCAAGAACTCGATCTTGACAACCTGGGCGACCCCAATGCGGCCGTCCCTACCGACATTGAAATTGTCGACGAGGGCGTAGAGCAGGCGCCGCCTGAAGAAACCCCTGCCCCGGCGCCTAAGCCTGCTGCTGCTGAGCAGGACGACGACGATGGCGACGAGCCAGCCGGCACAGAAGCCCCCCAAGAACGCCGGCGTCTAACTAGGTCGCAGCGCCTCAAGGCTCAGCGGGACCACTATGCCCAGCAGGTCGCGGCGCTTCAGGAAGAAGTACAGGGCCTGCGGCAGAAGGCTCAGCGGTCGGAGGCCGACAGCGTTGAGGCGGCCAACATTGGCCTGGACTTCTACATCCAGACCATCGACTCCAACATCAAGGCGCTCCGCAGGGAGTTTGATCTGGCCTTCGATGCTGGTGACCGCGACAAGATTTTCGAAGTCCAGCAGCGGATGGCCGAACTGGCTGCGGACAAGAAGCAAGCCGAGCGGGAAAAGCGGGCCATCCCTCAGAAGGCGGCGCCCCAGTCACCCTCTGGACAGGCAGCGCCGCCGCAGACCCGTCAGACTGCCGAGCCTACCCCTACTCCTACTAAGGCCAGCCCCGCCGCTAAGGATTGGGCTGCCCGAAATAAGAATTGGTTCAACGTCGACCAAGTTATGACAGCGGCCGCTTTCGCTATTGACCGCGAGATGGTTGCCGAGGGGTTTGAACCGAGCGACCCCGATTACTTCGACGAACTTGACAAGCGCGTGCAAAGGACGTTCCCCCACAAGTTCGGCCAGCAGGAAGCGGCGGCAGCCCCCGCTGCCAAGACGACTCCGACCATTCAGAGCCGGGGGCAATCTATGCCTTCCAGCGGAAAAGTCAAGGTCGTTATCACGGCCGACGACCGCCGCATGGCAGATCACCTGGGCCTCGACATTCAAACTTATGCGCGCGAGAAGGCCAAGCGAGAGCGGGCACTTCAGGGCGTGTCACAATATACGGAGATTCTGTAATGGTTAAGCAGCACAAGTTCCTTGCGGCCGGCAACGACGTCGAAGAAGAACTTGAAATTTCTCTGGAAGAAGAGTATACTCCACCGGACAGGCTCGCAGTGCCGTCCATGCCGGATGATGACCGATTCGTTTATCGGTGGATTCGGTTCCGGACTGGCAGTGAAGACGACTACAGCAACGTCTCGGCGCGCATGAGGGATGGTTGGCAATTCGTAAAGCAGGACGAGATTCCGGCCGGATACGTTTTCCCCTCCCTCGAAAGTAAGATTGAATTGCTGGCAAACTGCGCGACTAATGGCGATCTGGTCCTGGCCAAGTTGCCTCGTCGCAAGGCGGAAGCCATCCAGCGTTGGTCTGAGGACCGTGCAAACGCTGCCGAGCAGGCTTTCGATTTGAAGACGATCAACTATGAAGATGGCGGTCGTGTGGCGCGCTTTGCCAACGAGGGCTCGAAACGAATTACGCGGGGGCGACGACCCTCGTTTGGATAGGAGATAACAAATGCCTAAGGCTTTTGCGCCTTTTGGCCTTACTGCGGTGGCGGGTCTCGGCTCCCACGGCAACGAGGTTCGTTCTTACCCGCTGCCCAACGGCGCGGCCTGCCCCGACCTTGCGCGTGGCAGCCCCGTCAAGCTGAATGGCGGCGTCATCACTTCCGTCGGCACGGGCGGCGGCCCGATCCTCGGCGCGGCCGTCGGCTTCGCCTGGATTGACCCGGCTTCGAAGCGCCCGTTCATGCAGCAGTATCTGCCGGCGGACACGTCCTCGGCCGGTCTGATCGACGGCGACAACCGGCCGGCTGCCTACGTCATTGACAATCCGCATGCCCTGTTCCTGATCCAAGCGGACGCTTCGGTGACGGCGGGCGACCTGGGGCTGAACTTCGACGTGACCGCTTCGGGCGGCGACGTCGATACGGCGTATGGCGTGTCCCGCTACGCGCTGGATGCGTCGACCCGCACCTCGGCGGTGGGCACGGCCCTCAAGCTGGTGGGTCTGGCGCGCGTTGTTGACAATGCTTGGGGCGATCCGTACCCCTGGGTCATCGTCAAGATGAACGGCCCGATTCTTACCCAGGTTTCTGCGGCTTAATAGGAGGGACCTGAAATGGCTGTTACTCTTACTCGCGCTCAGTTCGCGAAGCAACTTATCCCCGGCCTCAATGCCATCTTCGGTACGGCGTACAAGGCTATCGACAACGAGCATACTCCGCTTTTCGACATCGAAAAGTCTGAGCGTTCGTTCGAAGAAGAAGTCCTGATGACGGGCTTCGGCACCGCTCCGACTAAGACGGAAGGTGACCAAGTCTTCTTCGACACGGCGTCGGAAGCCTGGACGAGCCGCTGGACCCACGAGACTCTGGCGATGGCGTTTGCCATCACCGAAGAGGCCATCGAGGACAACCTGTATGGCACGACCGGCAAGCTGAAGGCTGCTGCGATGGGCCGTGCCATGGCCAACGCGAAGCAGACGAAGGCGGCCAACGTCTTCAACAACGGCTTCTCCACCGACGCTGCTTATGCTGGCGGTGACGGCAAGCCGCTGTTTGCGACCGACCACCCGACTCTGGCGGCCGGCACGCAGTCCAACAAGGTCTCGTCCGACCTGTCGGAAACGGCCCTTGAGAATGCGCTCATCAACGTCAGCCTGTTCAAGGACGACCGGGGCATTCTGATTGGCTCGCAGGCCGTCAGCCTGCACCTGCCGCCGCAACTGAAGTTTGTCGCGCATCGCATCCTCAAGTCTGAGGGGCGCGTTGCGACGGCCGACAACGACACCAACGCCATCCGCGACATGGGCCTCTTCTCCAAGGGCTACACCGTGAATCACCGTTTCACGGACCCTAACGCTTGGTATATCCGCACGGATGTGCCGAACGGGACGAAGATGTTTGTGCGCGCCCCGCTGGCTACCAAGGACGACGTGGACTTCCTCACCGGCAATATGCGCTACAAGGCCCGTGAGCGTTACTCGTTCGGCTGGGCCGACTGGCGCCAGTGGTACGGCTCGTCTGGTTCAACCTAATGGTCAGGGGGCTGCTGCCTAGGTGGCAGCCCCTTTTCCTACATCCTTGAGGAGAATCAGATGACTACCTTTTCCTACCCTGTCAACATTCGTCGCCACGAGTTCATCGGCAACGATCCCATCAACACGGCGGTAGCGCGCGTTCCGGCTCGCTTCTCTACCGTCGTCAACATCGCGAAGACTGGCACTGCCGTCGGGGCTACCACCGTGCCGCTGTTTGTGGCGCCGGCCGGCTCCACCTTCTACGAGTGCGTCCTTGACGTTGCGAAGGCTTACGATAATCTTGACACCAAGATTACCGTCGGCACCCCCGCTGCCCCGGCCACCCTCTATGCCGCCACCTCCGTCAACACGGAAGGCCGGCGCGCTTATGCTGGGACGGCGGCGCAGGTCTCCGCTAATGCCATCGCGCTGACGACTGATACCACGGTGCAGGCTATCGTGTCCATCGCTACTTCGACGGTCGCTGCCGGCTCCGTCATCGTTCACGTCGTTCTCGGCTAAGACTTTCTAGGGGTTGCCGCAAGGCGCCCCTAGATTTTTCTGAGGGGCGTCTGCTTATGCCTACTAGCGGGGTTTCCAACTTCAATCCCACCTTCGACGAAATTCTGCAAGATGCTTCGGGCATGGCGGGCGGTGGCCCCATCCTCGCTGAAGAACTCGCCTCGGCGCGGCGCGGTCTCGACTACCTGCTCACCCAGATTCAGAACCGTAACGTCCTGCTGCACAAGATCGAGACGACCACTGTGCCCGTCACGGCCGGCACCTCCACCGTCGCCTTCGACAACACCATTCTCGACACCCTCAACGTCGCCGTCCAAACCTCAGCACAGGCGCCGGTCATCACCATGAACCGCCTCGGCTACGAGTCGTGGGCGCGCCTCACCAACAAGAATCAGCCGGGTCGGCCCATTCAGTATTGGTTTGACCGCGAACTTTCCGGCAACCAACTGCACCTGTGGCCGCTTCCTGACACCACCTACAACCTTGTCCTCACCATCCAGAAGACCACTGAGGACACCGTCCGCGCCTTCGACAACGTCGACGTGCCGCGCCGCTTCTTGCCGCCCCTTCTCTACGGCCTCGCCTATTATGTCGGACTGCGCCGCAATAGCCGCGTCCCCACCGAGCGCCTGACCATGCTCAAGGCTGAATATGAGGCCGCCCTCCGCGAAGCGATGCGCGAAGACCGCGAGCGGGCTTCCATCTTTATTCGCGTGGGGCGCTACCGCTAATGCCTTACACCTACGACACCCTCGCCTCCGACGTCATCGCCAACATGGAAGAAGACTCTGCCGAATTTGTGTCGGCGCTGCCTTCCATCATCTCGCGCGCCCAAGCCTATCTACAGCGGCGCATCGACCCCCTCAGCATCATTCGTTTTATCGACGTGCCAGTCAGTGCTGGTGAGCGCACCGTCGACCTGCCCGACGACCTCCTCGTCCTTCGCAGCGTTCAGGTCAGCACCTCGGCGGGCATCGTCAATCTGGTCCAGCAGACCAACGAATACCTGACGGTCTACTGGCCCGTCTACACCAGCACTGCCACGCCTAAGTACTACGCCGCCAAGGACAATGCCGAGGTCTTCATAGCGCCCACCCCTGCGCTCAACTCCTCCGCGACCATCGAATACCTGCCGCGCGTCTCCATCCTCTCTTCCACGGTCTCGTCTAACTGGTTCGCATCCTATGCTGACGCCGCTTTCTTCGCGGCCTCCATGATGTACGCCAACGCCTGGACCAAGAACCCCGGCGCCGTCGCCCTGTGGAAGTCTCAGACCGACGAAGAACTCAGTGTTCTCAACAACGAGGCGCGGCGTTCTCGCCGCTCCGACACCTCTGATCGCAACAGCGGCACGCCCGAAAACAACATCGCGCCGGGGCAGACATGAGTGTCTACGCGATGTGGACAATCTGCGACCGCTGCTCCTTCCAGTACCGGCGGCGCTATATGAAGCGCGAGCGCACCGGCTCTGTCGTCTGCGAGTCCTGCTACGACGGGGCTTTCGACGCCATCCGGCACCCGCAAAACCTCTCCGCTAAGCCGCGCCGCGAAATGCAGCCCATCCCCGACGGCCGTCCGCAAGACATCGTGCAGTGATATGCGCCTACCCGTCTGGACTATCTGCGACCGTTGCTCCTTTCGCTACCACCGCTCTAAGATGCGGCGCGAGTCCAACGGCGTCGTCGTCTGCTTTCGCTGCTTCGACGGCAACTACGACAAGCAAATCCACCCTCAGAACTTTTCGTTCGTGCCCAAGATCGAGCCAACCAAGGTTCCCGACGGGCGCCCCAACGTCAGCACAGACTTCTATCTGTTGACCGAATACAGCGCCTATCTTCTCACCGAAAGCGGCCAACCCATCGAAGTTTCCGGCAAGGTCTGGACTCCTTCGCAATCGGCCGGTTACTGACATGCGGGGTGCCGCCGTGGACTTCATCGCTTTTTGGGAAATCTTCTTGAAGATTCTGCTGCCGGCGCTCCTCGCTTATGGCGCCTATCTTCATCGCCAACTGGCGGCGCTCAGTCAGAAGTTCGAAGAATTGCAAGAAGCCTACTATGACTTCAGGGCGCAGAGCAGCCGAGACTACGCCACGCACGCTACCGTCCGCGATCTTGAAAATCGTTTGACTGCCGTGCTAAACAGAATTGATGACAAAGTAACCCGAATTTTGGAGCGCGAACGCAATGGCTAGTACCTACGACCCCCTACTTCGTCTCGAACTCCAAGCGACGGGCGAGAACATCAACACCTGGGGCGAGAAGACCAACACCAACCTCGAACTCCTCGCCGATGCTATTGCCGGCTTCACGTCCATCAACGTTGCCGGCTCGGGCAACTACACGCTAACCACGTCGAACGGTGCGCCCGACGAAGCCCGCAGCGCGTTCATCCGGCTGAGCGGCCTCCTTACCGGCAACCGCGTCATCGTCGTGCCCTCTGCTGCCAAGATTTACTTCTTCCACAATAACACGACCGGCTCATACACTGTCACCGTCAAAACCGCAGGCGGCGCCGCTGCCACCCTCCCACAAGGCTACGTCCTCGCCGTCGCTTGCGATGGCACCGACTGCTTCGACGCCTCCGAGGTCGCTCGCGTTTCCAAGACCGGCGATACCATGACTGGCCCACTTGTCCTTCCGGGCAACCCGACCGTCGCCCTCCAAGCCACCCCCAAGCAATACGTCGATGCGCTACTGCCGAGTGGTACGCGCCTTCTATTTGTGCAGTCGGCCGCGCCGCTAGGTTGGACAAAGGACACTAGCCCAGGCCTCGACCACGCCATCCGGGTCACGGGCGGCGCGGCTGGCTGGGGCGGGAGTGCCGCATTTACCAGCATCTTTGCTTCGCGCGGCCTTAGCGGCAGCGTCCACGGACACACGTTGTCTTGGAACGAAATGCCGGTTCACAACCACTCGGCATGGACGGACGCGCAGGGCGGGCACAGCCACACCGTTGCCGATCGCATCAACGCTGGCGGCATTGAAGGCAACGTCAATGGCCCGAACTCAGGCGGTTCCGACATCACTCGCACCACGTCGTGGGTTGACAATCACGCCCACAATGTCGGCGTCGGCGATGCCGGCGCCGGCTGGGCGCACGCCCACGGCCTGACCATCAACAACCTCGATATGAATGTCCAATACGTCGATGTCATCATCGCGACGAAGGACGCGCCGGCATGAAAATCGAGGCTGAGGCCAACTGCCCCCTGAACGGTTTCCAGCCCTGCAAGAAGCTCGGTTGCGCGTGGTTCATCAAGGTCTGCGGCAGGCACCCGCAGACCGGCGAGGTGATCGAGGATTGGGGCTGCGCGATCGCGTGGCAGCCCATCCTCATGATCGAGAACTCGCAGCAGCAGCGCCAAACCGGGGCGGCCGTCGAAAGTTTCCGCAACGAAATGGTGCGCGCCAACCACGTCAGCCAACAAGTTTTGCTTGCGGCGGCCGACCGGCGGCTGATCGAGGGCTAAATGTCCCAAAGCATGCAGGACCAAATCCTTACGACGATTCCCTTTCAGTCGGGCATCGTCAAGGAGCAAACCCGCAAGGCCGCCGAAGGATATTGGGTCGACGCCGACAAGGTGCGCTTCCGCATGGGCAAGCCTGAACTCATCGGCGGCTGGCAAAACGTTACCACGCCCCTTCAAACGGCTGCCCTGCTGGGCACGCCGCGCGCCCTTGAAACGGTGCGTGCCATCGTCGGTCAACGCGCAGCGGTTATTGGCACCAACGTCGGCCTCTTCTCCTCCGATCTTTCCAAATACTACAACATCACGCCCATTACAACGGTCGTGCCGGCTACCAATGCCTTCTCCACCTCGGCCGGCTCGACCGAAGTTCTCGTCTCGGTCTCCTCCCACGGCTTTGACAGCGGCACCGTCGTGGCATTTACGTCGGCCGTTGCTACCATCGGCGGCAACATTCTTATTAATCAGAGTGCCGGCGTCACCGTCGCCTATCAGGTCAACGTCGTCAACGTCAACTCGTTCACCATCAACGTCGGCATCACCGCTGCTGCAACCTCAGTGCAGACTGGCGGCAATTTTACCGTCTATCAATACTACAGCGCGGGCGCGGAGTCAAACGAAGTTGTTGCCGGTTGGGGCACTGGCACCTGGAGTGGCGCCTTCGGCTGGGGCGCTCCTTCCAGCGGCGCCGCCGTTGCCCCTCTTCGTCTGTGGGCGCTGGACCTTTGGGGCACAGAAGTCATGGCCGTGCCTACCAGCGGCCCTCTTATGCTGTGGCAACCGCAGAACGGCTACGATACTCATGCTGCAATCATAACGGCCGCCCCATCCGTCAATCAGATTGTCCGCGTCGCGCCTGAGGCCCGCCACGTCGTTCTCTACGGCACGCATGACATCTCAGGCAACTATGATCCCCTGCTGATTCGCTGGTGTTCGTCTGAAGACTACACCGATTGGATGCCCACCATTACCAACACGGCCGGCGATTATCGCCTACCTTCGCGCGGCTCTGAAATTCGGGCGGTCACGCGCATGGCCGACAAGACGGTCATCCTTACTGATTCCGATCTCTTCTCGCAAAACTACATTGGCTCCAATGACGTCTTCGGCTTCATCCGCGCCGCCGAAAATTGCGGCGTCATTTCCCGCAACGCGGCCGTCGAGTTCAACGGCGTCCTCTACTGGATGTCCAACAACAACCAGTTCTTCAAATTCGACGGGCGCGTCCAGCCGCTGCCATGCTCTGTCCTTCGATACGTCTTTGATAACTTCAACCACGCGCAGTCCAGCAAAATCTGTGCGGGCGTCAACTCGCGCTTCGACGAAGTCGTGTGGTTCTACCCCTCGCCCACTTCCGAAGAGAACGACCGCTACGTTATTTACAACACCACCGAAAACCACTGGACTATCGGCACCATCGAGCGGACTGCCTGGAAAGACACCGGCACTTACGACAATCCCATCGGCGCAGGCGGCCCCGGCGATGGCCTCTTCTACCACGAAGTCGGCTATACCGACGGCTCACAACCTATGGTTGCATATCTAGAGTCCGCCTACTTCGACGAGGGTAGCGGCGATACCATCCTCTTTTCCAACAAGGTGGTGCCTGACTTCTCCAACATCTCGGACAATACGCCGTTCACTGGCCAACTCTCGCTGACGCTACGCGCCCGCCGCTATCCTGACGCGGCCGTCATTACTAAAGGCCCCTATCTCATTGAAGGCTCGACCGACAAAATCTCGCTGCGCCTCCGGGGCCGCGAGTTCGCCGTGCGCCTGGACTCCAGTGCTATCAATCAGCCTTGGCGCCTCGGTGAATTTCGCATGTCCCTCGAACCGGATGGCAAACGATGACTCGCCGCCTCACCTCGCGCACCTTCCCTGACGCACCCTCTGCGTGGGACCCCTCTTCCCGCGAAGTATGGAACCGCCTCGTCCGCACTCTCGAATCCTCCGACCTCTTCGACCGGGGCCGCCGCACCCGCCCCCTCTTCATCGTGAAGGGCACTGTCTCCGCGCCGACAACTCTCGACCTCTCAGCCCCTTCCGTCACCGCCCTTTCTCACATCGTCGGCAAACTCCTCATCGCGCTTCAACCGTCCAACTTCACTGACGTCCGCGAAGACCTTTAATTTCCTAGCATTTTGTGCTATACTCCTGCGGAGGAATCTAGATGAGCGGCACCATTCTCCCCACCTATGCGGCCGATGCTTACCTGTATGGGACTCCCCAGGCAGTGCCGCAGCAGGCTGTCCAGCCGTCCATCCTCAGCGGCCTCTTTGGGCGGCCTGCTTCGCCGCTCGTCTCTCAGCAGACCGCCAACCAAACCGCCGTCGACACCCTCCTCAATATTGCCGGCGGCACCGCCAATGATGCCACCTACGGCGGCCCCGACCCCACTGGTGCGCCCTCCACAGGTTCCTTCATGGGTGACCTCGCTGCCGCCAATCGCGCCGGCCTGACAGAAGCCGCCCTGGGCATGGTTGCCAACCCTACTGGCCTCGCCGTCAGCGTTCCCGCTACCATGGCCGCTATCGGTGTCAATGCTCTGACCGGCATGCCGGCCAAAGGTTTGGCGGACATTGCCGGCTTGCGCGGTCTTGCAACTCAGTTGTCTCACGTTCCCTCGGCCATTCGCAACTCCGTTGAGGGCTACCCTGAAAAGAGCGAGCCGGCTTCGTTGGAAGGCGGCGCTAAAGGGCCAGCGGCACCAGATGACAAACCCTCTAGCCTATCCGCCGAGGAAGCAGCAGCGGCTGCGGCGTCTGCCGAAACTGGCGGCGCTAAGGGTGAACAAGGTTCCCCGGCAACTGGCGCGCATGCCAGCGAAGACAACGCCGCGTCAAACTCTACCGCAGCGGGCCAAGACGCCGCCGGCCCTGGCGACCCCGGCGCTGCCGGCGAAGGAGACGGCGACAACTATGCTGTTGGCGGGCTTGTCGGCTATGCGCGCGGCGGCGTCATACAGTTGGAAGGTGGTGGCAAGGTTGCCATCGGTCCTGGCGGTGGCCTCGACGATTTGATTCCGACTTCCATCAATGGTCAGCGTGCGGCGGCTCTAAGCGATGGCGAGTTCGTTGTGCCTGCCGACGTCGTCAGCATGATGGGTGACGGCTCCTCCAATGCGGGTGCGCGCCGTCTCTATGATCTAGTTAGGCAAATTCGTCAAGAGAAGACCGGCACCTCTAAGCAAGCCGGCCCGCTTCCGGTCGGCGAACTTTTGAAGAGGACCATGTCGTGAGCGGAATGCTAAGCGGCCTCCTGGGCGGCGACGACCAAACGGTTACCACCGGCACCAGCAACATTCGGCCTGAAGCCGAAGCCCTCGCGCGCAACTTCTTCGCACGCACGCAAGCCTTCGCCGACCAGCCCTACCAAGCCTACGGCGGCGCGCGTGATGCGGGCTTCACGCCGGATCAATATGCTGCGTTCGCGGCGGCGCGCGGCATCAGCGGCCAAGCCGGCGACATCTACAATCAGATGCGGGCTGACGTCAACGCCAGCAACATGCCCGCCAATATCGCCACCTCGCAGAACCTCGCGGGCGGCATCGCCGGCATGGTGCCCGGTTCGCAGGCACTGCTGCCCGGCCAAGCCGCCGCCGCTCAGCAGGCGGGCGCCCTCGCCGGCTATGCTCCCGACGTCGCCCAACAAGGTGTTGGCGCCACCCTCGGCTTGGCGCAGACTTTCCCTGGCGCCGATATCCAAGCCTATATGAATCCCTACACCCAAGCGGTGCTGGACCCGGCTCTCGAAGACATTGCCCGGCGGGCCGCCATCGAACGCAACGCGCTGCGGTCGCAGCAGGCACGCACCGGAGCCTTCGGCGGTTCTCGCGGCGCCGTCGCCGAGCGAGAGCAAGAGCGCAACGTCATGGGCGAACTAGGCCGCACCTCCGCGACCGAGCGCGCCCGCGCCTACAACGAAGCGGCCAACCAATACCGCCTCGATCAGCAGAACATTCCGGCCCTCTACACCTCTGCTCTCAACCAACTCAGCGGCGCCCAGGGCCTCCAGCGCAACGCCATCGACGCCGCCAACCAAGCCCTCGCCGGCCGCTCTGCCGTTCAGCAACAGGGCATCACCGCTCAGACCGGCCTCAGCAATGTGGCGCAAGCCGAAGCCCAACGCCAGTCTATGCTCCAGGGCCTCGCCGCGCAGAACCAGGGCCTGCTGCAAACGCAGGTCAACCCCCTGCTGGCAACGGGCGGCCTCCAACAAGCCCTCTCCCAGGCACAGATGGATCGAGCCTACCAAGACTTCATCGACCAACGCGACTGGCAGACCCGTGGCCTTGCTGCCCAGCAGCGCGCCCTTGGCATCCAGGCCGCCTCGCAGCCCATCTCCACCACCACGACTACCAACCCGCCGAACGCCAATCCGGTCGGCCAAGTTCTCGGCGGGACGCTGGGCTTGCTTACTGCCGCGCCTTCCATTATACAGGGTGCCAAGTCTATTGGTGGGCTATTCGGCTTTAGCGGCGGCGGCCAAGTGTCTGCGGTGCATTAAGGAATTTCAGCAATGAGCGGCAACCTTACTGACTTGATGACGCCTGAGCAAGCTCGCATGATGTATGCGGCGCTTCGTGAGCGGCTGCCGCAGGGCGCCGACCAGCCCATCGACGTCACTGCCCCGCTTGAATTTCTTTCGGTGTCGGCGCGCCAGCCGAATGCCCCCGTCACCCAGGGCATTGCCGCCACCGCTCAAGCACCAGCCGACGCTGACCTGCCTGTGCCCCCTCCGCAGATGGCGCCGCCTGCTGCCCCTGCCGTTCCTGCCGAGGCCGGCGCCGCCCCTTCGCCGACGGTGCCGCAAGGCGAGGCTGATGCGCTGGCCCGGCTGAGGGAACTGGTGGGCAGCCGAGAGGGCCGCCCTTCTGAGGGCGAACTTGCCCGCGATGCGCTTTCCAATTTCTTCTTCTCGATGGCAGCCTCGCGCAACCCCTCCTTCTTCGGTCAACTTGGTGAGGCGGGCCAGACCTTCTCAACTGCTGCGCGGCAGGCCCGCCAAGACGCCCGCCAAGAACGCCAAGTCGACGTCGAAGCCGCTTACCGTGCTGCCTCCGAAGCCCGCCAACTCCGCGAACTTCTCGCCAACGAAGACCCCAACTCTCTGCGCGGACGCTACCTGCAGGCACAAATCGCCAACCTTGAAGCACAGACTGTCCGCGCCCGCCGTGAACCTACCAGCAATGCCAGCAGGTTGACGGGTCAGATTGTCGGAGAAGATGGAACCCTTTACGGCACTACTCGTGAAGGACAGGTCGTTCCATATACCACAGCAAGCGGCGAACCTTTCCGCCGCCAGCAAACTGATCCCGTGCGCGCCGCCAACTGGATGCAAGCTTTCAATGAATCGTTGAGGGCCAGCGCACCTTTGCCTGGAATTGTTCTTAGTCCTGAGCAACAAAATCAGCGTAGGCAAAATGCTATCGCCGATGCTAACGCTGCAATTCAGGCTCTACGTCAAGGGATTGTGCCGCCACAACCCGGCCGACCGGCAGCTACAGGGAATGCCGCCACGTCGGCCCCCGCGTCGAACGCCCGTCAATATGATGTTTATGGTAATCCGATCACGCAATGACCATCATTGTTCTGCCGAATGGCCGCGAAGTTGACATTGCTGTCGACGATCCTAAGCAGGCGGCAGCGTCTGCTCGCTTAGTTTTTCAGCGCGAGCATCCCCAAGAGTTTGCGGCCTGGGCAGCGCAGCAGCCTGCTGGTGGCTTTGGCGAACGTGTCAGCCGGGGCGTCGATGAACTTCAGGGGCGCCTCTACGGTTTCGTCGAAGGTGTCGGCGGCGCAACCGGCATCGAAGGTCTCGAACAATTCGGCCGCGAAGGCCGTCGCCGCAATGTCGTCGAAGCCGAACAGGCTATGCCTGCTGCGCGCATGCGCTCTTTCGGCGACGCCACCGGCATTGGCGGTATTCTTCAAGCCGGCCAACAAGCAATCGCTGGCTCCGCGCCCGAACTTCCTCTGCCAATCGCGGGCGGCCTCGCTGGTGCCGCAGTTGGTGGCCCCCTAGGCGCGCTCATCGGCGCGGCAGCCGGCGCCTTTCCTTCTCTTGTCGGCGGCAACGTAGCCGCACAAGCGCAGCAGGAAGTGGCGGCAGGCCGCCCCGACGTTGCACCATCGCCCGGCCTCGCACTCGCTGCTGCCGTTCCGCAGGCCGCACTTAGCGGTGCGATGGATATTCTGACGCTCCGCTTGGCGCGCGTCATTGGCGTGCCCGCCGAAGAAGTCGGCAGGGCTTTGCTGCCCCGCATCGCGCGCGGCATTGGTGCGGGCGCTGTCACTGAAGTGCCCGAGGAAGTTCTTCAGCAGGCCATCGAGCGCGCGCAGTCTGGGCAGTCTGTCCTCGACGCCGACGCCATGGCCGACTACCGCGAGGCCGCTGCGGGTGCCGTCTTTGCTGGCGGGGCTTTTGGTGGCACGGCTGCCGGCGTTTTTGGCCGACGCCCCGGCGCCCGGCCTTCTGCCGAAGCGCCTGCCGAAGCGGCGCCACCTGCTGAGCCTGCTGCCGAACCGCCGCCGCCGGTCGCGCCGCTGCCTAATCTAACGCCCGGCTTCTATCAGATTGACCCCGAGCCGGCGCCCTTTACTGATCCTATCGAAGCCCGGCAGTTCCTTGAGGCCAACCCAGAATTTGCGCCACGCTACGACGTCACTGACGAGGAGGCTGTCACGGCGGCCAACGCTGCGCAGCGCCGTACTTACCAGGGGCAGGTCTATCTGCGTCGTGAAGATTTGCTCGGGCGCTTCCTTGAAGTCCCGGCAATCCGCACTCTGACGGAGCCTGTCGCTGACGAAGAGGGTGAGGGTGGCGCGGAGCCGGTAACGCGGGAAGTCCGCGACATTCAGGCTACGCGCTTTCAACAACGCCTGAACCAACTGGCGGCGCGGCCTGAGAACGATCTCGACCTTGAAAACATCAGCCCCAAGCGTGTGGCCGAACTTGCTCTGCAACTCTTCCAAGGTGTTGAGCAGACTCCTACGGCGCAAGACGTCGCCAAGGTTCGCCAGCAATTTGAGGCAATGCGTCAAGCGGGCTTCTTCGAGAAGGGCACGGAGCGGGGCACCTACCGCTTTGCGCCGCGCGACGTTGCCGGCCTCGAACAACGGTTGCGTGAACGTCAAGCCCAGCAGCGCGCACCAGAGGCGCCAACCCCTCTCGTCGAGCAGCGCCCCGCTGATTGGCAGGCCGACACCCCGCCGCAACCGTCGCCCCCGCCGCCAATCCTGCCGGCCTTCGAAGGGCAGCCCACTTCCGAGCAGCGCCAACAGCGCCAGCAAGAGGCCGCTGATACCTTTACGCGGGCCGATCCCACCAAACTTGTGCAGCAAATTCAGACTGACGACAAGGCTGCGACCACTTACTTCACCGACCTCTTTGATTCGCTGGGCAAGAAGGGGCCGTCCTACCTCGACATCCTCAAGGACTTCCGTCAGCGTGGTCTCATTCTTGACAAGGACGGCGCCGCTTCTCTCTATAAGCGCGCCCAAGACGTTGGCGTTCTAAATCGTGCCGGTCAGCGCGTGCGAGCGCCTGCCGCCCCAGTTGCTGCCCCGGCCCCCGTGGCACCGCCCGCGCAACCCCGTCTGATCCCGCCCATGCCGGCGCCTCCGGTA